GATAAGCAAGTTTATATTCAGCCGCCACAAAAAACACAAGACGGATTGCCTCTGCCTCATCTATCCCCTAACAGGGATTATCTGAAAGTGGGTGGTAAAGTCTACAAGATTATTACAATCAAACAGCTAAATCCATCTTACTCTAATGATGGGTGTGTGCTGTTTGAACTTTACATTCGTGAATAAGGAATAGAAATGAGTAAATCCGATACATGGGAAAACGACCTGCTTAAGCTGGTGTTTAATAACGTTGGAACCTCTCTGATTGGTGATGCAACAGGGTTGCTGCCTAGCGGGACAACAGGAAGCTTGTACCTCTCGCTGCATACTGCCGATCCGGGTGAGACTGGCACACAAGCAACCAACGAAACTGCTTACACGGGCTATGCACGTCTTGCCGTTGCGCGCTCGTCTGCTGGTTTTACCGTAAGTGGTAATTCTGTGAATCTTACAGCAAATGGTGACTTCGGGCAATGTACTGCATCTCCGGGCGGCAATCTTACGCACTTCGGCGTAGGAACGTCCTCGTCGGGTGCGGGCAAACTGCTTTATAGCGGTACGCTTACTCCGAACATTATCATGAACGTTGGCGTTCAACCCCGTATTACCACGGCTGCTGGTCTTGTAACTGAGGACTAATCCGACATGGCAATCACGAAAGAGGAAATCCTAGCGAAATGCTCTGCTGAATTGATTGCCAGCCGTGATTGCCATGCAATTGCGGAGGCAGCTAGTGCTGGTCGTACTAAGCCAAGCAACGTCATGATCGGAAACGGAACAATTATTGCAGCACTTAATGACCTTACTGCTGCTAACGCACTTCTTGATGTGTTGCACACAGACCCGCGTTTCAAATACGTAGTGCCGTTGCTAGATCAAGGACGGTTGATCGTAAGTGATACGATGGTTGTTCAAACATTGCAGGCATTCGTACCTTCGATCATCACGCAAGAGCAAGCGGATAAGCTTATTGCCATCGCTAATATTCCCGACCCTGTGAGCATCCAAGACGTGGCGGAAGCCTTATATAACGCCGATGGGAGTATGAAGTAATGGCTATTACAAAAGCAAGTAAAACAATCATTGCAGCAGGAACAAGCTGCGCAGCAGGCGGCACTAAAGCCTCGCCTTCCGTAACAGGAACCTCATGGGATTGCACCACGTATTACGGCGGCGAATTGAATTATCGTATCACGAACGGAAGCTCTGCACCAACTGCTGCATGTGTTATCACGTTCCAAGTCTCTCCAGACAACAGCGTTTGGTTTGACTACTATTCGATTACTGGTGATACAACAGCCAATTCCACATACAGCGGTTCAATTATTCTAGACCGTGCTGTGATGTACGTGCGAGCAATTGCGTACGGTAACGCAACAAACGCTGTCACAGTGGAATCTGTGCTTCAAGCTGTAACTGGAGTTTAATATGCCGGGAATGCGATACCAACCGCAGGGTAGGGTGCACATTGATGGAGGTAATCCACTAACACGCAACCTTGTAAGTTTGATTACACCTACCGCGAGCGGAGCCTACGATTGGGTAGCAAATACTAAATTGAATAACACAGCATCGCCTGTGTTTTCTCCCGGTAGGGGTGGTATTGGTGTGGCATTCAATGGCACAAGTAATTATGTGTCAAGGTCCGCTACCGAACTGGGAGGGGCTGGCAAGTTTACACTGTTTGCCGTTGTTCAATCTAATGGTAATGCTGTTGACACACGCTTGCTCAGTCTAAGTTACAGCGGGGGCACAGCGTCTTTGATCGCTATCGGAGCGGGAACTTCTAACGCACAGAAAATTCGCCTTTACTCCCGTAACAACTCGCAAGCCAGTCCCACTGACGTAGAGTCATCGACTACGCCACTCGACGGTAAACTGCATAACGTCGTAATGACTATCGATGTGTCCGGTGCGACAGGTCGTATTGCTTTGTTTGTGGATGGGGTGTTGGATACAGCAGCAACAGGCAGTGAAGCGTTTGGTAGTTGCAGTGTAGATACAATCAGTGTTGGTGCACGTCTGTCCACCTCGGCGAGCGCTTTCTGGAAGGGCACCGTATTTCTAGCAGGGGTGTTTAATAGGGTACTTTCGGACAAAGAGGCAACCGACCTTTCAGCAAATCCGTATCAAATAATTAGCAACTTGGCCGAAGTTGAAGATGGGTTGGATATCGTTGTTGCAGGAGGTGGTCCAACTATTGTATCTGCAAGTGGAAGTTCAATTGGCGCAGCAAATCTTTCTGCCGCTGCCCAAGCCATCGCAAACAGTATAGGAAGCTCGTCAGGTACATCATCTGTTGCAAGCTCGACTGTTAGCTTGTTTTATACAGTAGGAAGTTCGTCTGGATCATCTACCAATACAGTAAATGGTGTGTCTGTGTATCTGACGAGCGGGGGCAGTACAAGCACTGCAACGGTATCTGGTAATGCCTACGCTATTTGGAGTGTACAGGCTAACACGGTGGGGTCTGCCAGCAGCGCCGCAGACGGTGTGGCGCTAGTCCCAGTGACAAGCAGTGCGTACGGCACATCTACTGTATCGGGTGGAGGTATCACAATTGCATCTACCTCTGGATCGGCAGACGGAACAGGTGCTAATGCAACCGCTGCCGCAAGCGCTTTCTACGCAGCCATCGCGAGTGCTGTTGGAAGCTCCTCAACGACTGGAAGCGGTGTAACAGGAGGGGTAGCTGTAGCAAGTTCGGATGGGTCATCTTCAGCATCAGGAGAAGGGGCAATTATAGCATGCGCTTCCGGGGATGCCACAGGACTGGCTACAGTAAATGGTTTGTCGGTTGTTATTTATGGTGCGGACGGTATTTCTATATCAGCAGCGCAAGTACAAGCGCTTGCAATCTCTGTAGCATCTGTACTTGGTGAGTCAAGCGGATACTCTACTGTTTCAGGCGTAACGGCAGATGTTGTGCATTATACAGCATCAGGTGACAAATTTAACATCACTATCACGCTTTCACCTTATTTGATCGATATACGAACTACCAAGTTTAATGCCAACATTAGTTGAGGATATTTATGCAAATTACGAGGTTTAGGGGCGACACACGCCCTGACACTTGCACGATCACTACGGTTGGTACGCAAGATGTAGCGAATATTTTAGGGTGCTCTTTTGTACTCACTGTGAGTAGTGTACAAAATCCTGTAGACACTACGTCTCAGTTGTACCAGATTGCAGGCTCAATCGTAGATGCGGAAAACGGTGTTGTGGAATTTTCTCCCACACTTAGTCAAGCAGACCGTGTAGGGTATTTCTATTATGACATCCAAATGACGGATACATATGGAAAGACCCACACTTTGACTAAGGGCGCTTACATCTACCAGCAAGACATAACAAAATAACATATATTACGAGGACAACGATGCTTACATTTAGTTCCAATCTTAAGGCAATTCTCGACACAGCAACAACTAAGCTGGATTGGGCTAACAAGCTGAAAAGTGCGCTTGGCTTGACACGCACTCTTAGATGCTTGCGAGATGCGAACAGCGCAGCAGCAGACCCTTCTGTAACGGGTGTAGAATTTCTGAATATGAAGTCTACTGGTGATCTTACAGTGTCTTCGGGGAACATCACAGGGCTTGGCAAACTTTCCAATATTACTACTCACAATGCAGTAGACCTTTCAACAGGTGCGTCTGTATGGCGATTAGAGGCTAACGGGTATTGGGTACAAGGTACGCTGGGAACTGCGGGATCAGGTTGCGACTTTGTTTTGTCCGGCAATCCGACAGGTTTACCTAACACAGGTTACGCATTTGCGTCTGGTGCGGGTACTAAGGCCCCACGCCTGCTGGCATCTGGTACGGGTCCAGCAGCACCTCCGATCCGTTCGACTACTCCTACGATCATTGAACTGGTAGATTGGACTAACGAGAATGCACCTGTTGTGGTTGGCATTGCTACAGCGTCCGAGGCTACCCGACAAGACGACTGGGTGTTCCAAGATGCGGAGATGGCTACTGAGATTGGCGATGTTGCAATCTATCAGTTCAATGACACAATTAAGTGGACTAGCCCTATTGCAGCCCGTCGTTTTGAACTGGGTGGATTGCTGCTGATTGCATCCAACTATAATAGCGTTAACGGCACAACGCAACTAGAACAGATGCCACTGGTGTTTAAACCTTATGGTAGGTGGAGTACGTATCCGGCAATGGATACATTTGTCAAATCTGCTTGGGATGCTAACGGTGTATGCACCAATCCGACTACAGCAGACCGAACTGTGCTGCCGCCATTCAAGATTAATCTTTACACAGTTACCGGGTATAAAAACGGTGCGGCAGATCGTACACCAATTTACACTCATGAATGGAAAGCATTCAACGATAAGCCCACATTGCCGATTAATTCTCCGAAACTGTCAGAAGTCCAAACAACCACAGAACCGGCTGTTCCAAGATTTAACTGTGCTCAGATTCTGCCTTGGCAAAACATCAGAACTCGCATGACATCGAAAGCCAGTAAATACTTCCCCGGTGTCGAATCGTACACGTACGACCATGATGTATTGGGAGCACTGAGCGGCGGCAGCGCGAATGCATATTACCCTTTGTCTATTTGGGAAAGTGCCCTTGGTACAGCGGGAGCGCAGGCGGACAGCACGGCACACTGGTTGGTGCTGCCTCCTTACCCGCTCAAGGATGATGAGACGCTGGACAGTCCTTACCTGACTTCCTACGAGTCGCGCCCACGCGATCCTCGTGTGTTTACCAATCGCGACCATTATCCGTGGTATCGCTCTATGGGTTATAAATACATGGCAGGGGGTGTCGGCGGTCACGATTGGATCACTGGTAAAGGTGGGCAACGATTTGACCGTTCCCATTCACCGCATGTGTTGGCGGTGTATGCAAGTAATCCAAACTGGGTGCGTCCTGAAGGCAATGTACCTATCCGCGATTTGGTTGAAGAGTGGGGGATGAATTATTTCAACCACTCTAACCACTGGATTCGTAATGTAAAAACGTTTGAGTCGATGCCAAAGGCAGACATGCTGGCTGGAAAATGGCAGTTTGTTGGGGCTTATTATGGTAACGACCCTGCAATCATTACTAACCCCGGCCCTTCCTACGCTATCGACATTGTTGGTATTAAGGCTACCCAAAGCCGCAGGATTACTAGCAATGATCCTGAAGGTTACATGTACTATTCTGGCTGGCAGCGTGACTCTTTGCACAGTTATACGAATGCGGCGTGGTGGGCCGTGATGTTGAATAGTCCACTGCACGCCCTCGTTGCAAAGCATGACTTTGATACGCAATGGATGTGTGCCTTGGGTAATGCGAAACCGCTGATCAACTTCTCTACAGTGTATAGCATACGTGAGCACGCATGGCGTATGAATGCTTACGTGATGCAGTGGAAGGTGGCTAGTGAGAATCCCAACAGTTATACGAAAGAAGAAGTTGAAGCACGCCTTCAAATCGAATTGGAAGCTCTGTATGACCAAATACTTAAGCCAGCGTTGATCGACAATGCACAGACCATCTATTCTGCCTGCATTCGTAACTTTGGCTGCGGGGCACTGACTTCCGGCAACAACTACCAGTCAGCAGGTGGGTCTCTTAATTTGTATATTGCACATGTGCTGGCAACAATGCGTCAATTCGGTATGTTTGCCGCCATGCGTGCCCGCAGCTACAAGTGTCGTGACGCTCTGGACATGATGATCCGTAATCTCGATAGGTTTGTCATTGACTATGTGTTGGACACCAAGATGCGTGACTGCTACTACCCTATTCTGTTGACGGGCAAGGGCGACATCAATCAGTACACGGTGGCTGATGTCCCGGCAGACTGGGCAACGCAAAGTCAGATGGTTGACACCTATGTACCTCCGTTCGCACCTACGTACAACGTCCAGCCGAGCGATCCGCAGACGCCACAGTTCAAGGACTTCACCACAACATATCAGGATCGTGCTGCTGAACATTTCGGATGTCCTCACATGTACATGCAGTATCTGAAGATTCGTCGTGATTACTTCCCCGACTACCCGAATGCACGTCTAGCTGCCGCCATTACAAAGATGCAAGGTTATTATGATTTGTATCTGAGTAAGCGTGCAGCGGGGTTGGCTTACAAGATGTCTTTCCTGTACGCTTCGCACGGACCCCTGTTGCCGCCTAGTGAAGTCGGTCCCAAATAAGGAATGAATATGGAATACCAATCTGGAAACATCTTTCTACGCCCTAATCCACTAGATAAGGGTGATGTGTGCGCGGGTCACAAGCACAATTTCGACCATACAACGTTCGTAACTCGTGGCTCCGTGCACATCGTTACAAGCGATGAAGCCGGTGAGGTTTTGTGGGAAAAGACTTTCAAGGCAGGCCAATGGGTTCTTGTAAAAGCTGAGCTTCTTCACGAAATTACCGGCCTTGAAGATAACTCCGAATTCGTCTGCATTTACTCCCATCGTACTCCGCAAGGCGAGGTGGTTTTAGAGTACAACGGTTTTGACGAAGCGTACATGTAAAGGGAAGTGATGCAAACTATTACACTAAAGATCGGCTCAGCAGCATCTGGACGGGATTTCTCCACAGTCGCAGCGGCGTGGGCTTCAACACCTAATGACTGGGTAGCGGCAGATGTGTCATACATCTTTGAGATGTATAATGATTCTGAATTTGTCCCTACCGCTGCGTGGACTTTTTCCGGGAAGACTCTAGACGCAGGGCACACGCTGATTATTCGACCCGCCGCTGGGCAAGGGTATAAGGATAACGCAAACCTTCTGAACAATGCCCTACGGTATAACCAAGCTAACGGCGTAGCTGTAAAGTTTGCTATCAACTACGCACAACACATTGGTGCTGTTGACTGGGTTACAATTGAAGGTTTGCAAATCAAGTCTTCAGGTAACGGTGGTATTTCTGCTATTGCAGCTAGTGGTACTATCGGATCAGCGAAAGTTAATAACTGCCTTATCGAATTTGCAGGTAGCAGTTCAACCGCCCGTGCAGTTGTGCTTAAGGCAGGTACTCTACAAAACACTTATATCATCTTGACAGGGTTGACATCCACAGCTGCTTACTATCTCTCTGGTGGCGTAGCACCTTGGGTGGAAAATATTACAGTGGTTCGGTTGTCCTCGTTGGCAGCTGCGACAAAACCTGCATTCGACAGTGATGTCGCAGGCTTTAAGATCAAGAACAGTGCGGCATTTGGATGCAGTGCATTCTCTACACGTTCGGACTACATCGGTTCTAACAATGCGAGTGACGGAAACATTCTGTTCGGCACGAACAATAAAACCAATCTAGTTTATGCAAATCAGTTTGTTGACACGGTAAACGATTTTAGAGTGAAAGCCGGGGCTGACTTGATTGATGCAGGCACGGCTCCTAGCGCAAGTAACACCTCCACAATCACAGGTGTACGCCAACAAGGTACTGCTGCCGATATCGGCGCTTGGGAATACCCTTCCGCTGTTCAAGCACCCACTGCAACTGTTACTGGAGTTACAACCACTAATCAGGTTGTGGTTGTAACGGGTACTACAACAGGGAATCCGACATCTGGTACAGCCTCATTGGCAGTAAGTTCTGTTGCATACAACTCTGCTGTTGCACAAGGGCCTGT